TCTATTACTTGCGTTGCTTGCTGCGCAAGACGAGTCACCGCAATGCCGCGCGAGTTAAACGGTATCTGCGAGCACTCATTAAGATAAATTGTCGCGTACTCTTGCCCTAAAATCTTCTCGGTTCGCCCTTTGTCGTCCAGACCCCCAAACCACACTTGAGAGCCGTTCGGCAACTCAATAAACCACTCTGATTTATTGAGCGTGTACGGGACGGACGCGAAACACATCTCCATCACTTTAGGGAGCGTATCAAATACGATTGATTGCTTTACTGCGTTAAATCTGTATCTAAGCACAGCATGCCTTGACTTTGGCGCTTTAAGTGCGCGCATGATTACATTGCGCGTCAACAAAAACGTCTTGCCACTTCGAGAGCCGCCAAACAACATGCAATGCGCCGCATTGCCAGCAAGTAGCGCCTGTGCGTCTTGTTGTTTCGCCGTAAGCTTAAATGCGGTCATCGAGCGGCATTGCCTGTACGATTGCGCGGATCGGGTTTTCCATGTCGCCGATTAAAGGCTGAGCGGCTTTACCATCGAGACGATCACCAAGCTCTTTAATCGCGCTCACATCGCCGCTTTCCACGGCCAAAAGCAATTTTTCTGCCAACTCTTCAAGCGCCGCCATGCGGCCATCCGGATGCCGCTTTTGCAGAGCATTTAGGATTGCCTGATTCCAGACGCGTCTTATTGCCGCGTTTTGATTGCCAATTTGTCCGCCACGTTCGGCCATTCGTTTTGCTCCAAGTCCATGTTGCGCAAAAGATACACTTAGCCTTTCATGTTGTCAATACGCCACACTATTCTTTTTTTTGTTGTGCGTTTACAACACTTGCTGCTTTATTACAACACTGTCTCTTTTGTGCTAATTGTGTTGTATTTTTGCAACACGCTGAGACAATAGATTCCCATCCGCATTTTTTGGCGGTGCATCGCACCATCGTTTATCTAGGCTGACTGTTTGTACAGCATTCCGAGCGCCTCGGAAACTCGCCACGTTTATCCGCATCCGCCGTGCTAGCGTTTGCGAGGGCTGGATTTAGGCCCCGGCGTTGAGACAACTCGGGATCGAGGGCACCTCAACACACATGCATATTACTGTTTATACGTCCAGCTTATTGCCTATTATTTAAGCAGATTTTACCGTTCATCGGTCGAAAACTACCGTTCGTCGGCTGCATCATTAAATCTCTTGCATACTGTTTTGGCTAGCGTATAGTTACATACATCGCAGCACATCGCTGCATTAACTGGAGATAGCAAATGAGCACGCAAAACCTGCACAACGAAACATATACACAGCTAATACATGCAGCGCTTGTTTTGAGCGCTGCTGCTAACGGTCAATATATGCCACCTATTGTTAACATTTTTGGCGAGACCATGGATGCCAGCGCCCAAGTCGATAACGCTAAATTGATTGTGCGTCGTTTTGCAGACGTTTATTGCTAATCTCCAGCGTCTAGCCTCTCTAACTGCCTCCGAAGACACCTGCCTCCGAAGACACGCGGCTTATTTTGGGAATCACGAAATGACAACCTACACATTGACACATTACGGTACCAACGACACCACCAGCGGCCTCACACTGGCACAGTGCATCCATGAGATTTACACGAATGACGGCGGCGAGTATTGGTTGGAGCCAAAAATGGAGGCCGTTTATGACAGCGAAACAGGCGAGGAAATTGGTGAGCGTCAGGCCACTAGCGGTGATGACCTCGAATTCGAGGTATGGTTTCGCGAGTCTGCCAACATGCGCGGCAAAAAATCTCAGCTAATTGCGCGGGGGAAAAATCACGATGACGCGCTGGCAAACTTTCTTGAAGACGCCGCTAAAAATGTTCGCTATGACACAAGGCGCTGGGGCATCTACACGGACGCCGATCATGCGGCCTATTTGGCTCAATGCGCGGAGGCGGTATGAGTGATTTCAAATTCCCAATCGGCAAGGTTTACACAATTACAGGTCACTTGAGCTTAATCGATCAAGACGGCAATATTTTGAGCCGCAGCTGGGCATAAGTAGCGCCCCTCAATACCACCAGCATCATATCTCGATACCATCCACAACTCACTTGCATTACTATGCGCTTCGGCGCATACTCCAATCATCAACATCAACAACGACAAGGGTAAATCATGAACGCAATCGAAAGAATAACGACTATGAACATTGAGCCAATCAAATTACTGCGCGGCAGCCACGCTAAAACAGCACAGACCGGCAAGGGTTGCGTGATGAATGTGATAGCGTACCTAAATGGCGAGCAATTTATTAACGACCGCTCCGAATGCGTGTGCTACACGGTTCGTCCGATGGCGATTTTTTTAAATGACTTAGCCGACGACGAGCAGCGTCAGCGAATGCTCCCGCTGGTATTGCGGATGATGGGCAGCGCCACGGATGATAAAGCGGAAATCAGTAAACGGCTTGGCCTGCTGGTGGAGTTTGCAAATTGGCAAGCAAGGTACGCCGCCGAGTCCGCCAAGTACTCGGCCAAGCACGCCAAGTCCGCCAAGTACGCCGAGTCCGCCGCCAAGCACGCCAAGTACTCGGCCGAGTCCGCCGCCGAGTACGCCGCCGAGTCCGCCGAGTACTCGGCCAAGTACGCCGCCGAGTCCGCCGAGTACGCCGCCAAGTACTCCGGGTACGCCGCCGAGTCCGCCAAGTACGCCGCCAAGCACGCCGCCGAGTCCGCCGCCGAGTACGCCGAGTACAAAACAATTACCTTTGACCGTGGTCTAGCCCTGCTTGATGCAATACTCCCGCCAGCACAGGAACCAGCGCAGATCGTGCGCGAACGCGCTGCAAGGCTGGTGGAGTTGAATACATGACCGACGCCGACAAAATCGAAGCCCTACGCGCGGCATTACAAGGCGTCGCAAGCTTGCTTGAGCGCGCCGATTCCCCCACTCTTAATCAGGCCGCAGAATCCGTGTGGCAAACCCTTTTGGAGACAGCATGAGTGACACCCCCATCTCGCACGAGGAGATTTGGGTAGCCTATCGAGATGGCGCGATTACCGACACCGAGCGCGAGAGGCTCCTTGGAAATTGGAGTTTGTACCGATACCAATCCGCAGCGACGGCGGCAGCCTCTAAAAATGTTTCCCCTACCCGCATCCAAAAGTTGTGCCGGGAAAACAGAATCCCTGGCGCGTATTTTGAGGGGGGGCAGTGGTTTGTGCCGCGTGGGTTTGTGATTTTGCCCGCATCTCGGGATCGTCCGGGGAAGCTCAAGAAAGTTTAGACGTTTGCCCGGGCGTTACTGCAGCACGTTCGCCATGCCTCAATGTGGGTCTCTGCCGCAGCGCGTTTAAATTGCGCCGTGTACCACAATTCTCGTGCGGTTTTAAGGGCGTCTAGGGTCGATTTATAGTTTTCCGAGCGCATGGCCTCGTCGGTAGCCACGGCTTGAGAGGCCCCTACAAACCGCCCTTTTTCCTCTGCCAACACCACTTTGAGATAGTCCGCAAGGTGGTCTGCCTGCGCTCTTAGTGCCGCGTGCTCCTCTGCGTTTTTGTGCAGGTAAATTAGCGCGCCCTCTGCTTTTTTTTCGAGTTCTGCGAGATTCACTTGTCTAGCCTAGCCTCGATCCGGCGAACATCGTAGTATTGGCGGAGAACGTTTAGCCTGCTTTCCGCCGCGATCAATTTGTGAAACGTTTGTGAATTACCTTCCTCAGATATTTCTGTATCCAAGACATACCAATCAGGAAGGCCAAATCCAAGCGCGAATTTAATTCGTTCCCATGTCGTTAGGCTTTGCACGCGGTCTAGTTCGCAGTTCATCTCATCCTCTCTAAATACCATTCTAAGACCTCTTTTGCATCCGCCTCTGTTCGCGCCTCTATTACTCTCCAGCGTTTCAGACACATTTTTAGGCATCGGTCTACCCGCTTTTTATCAGGGTCGTCCAAGGACGAAATGTAAACGCCGTAATATTGGCCCTTCGGATAACTGAGTGAGTGCGTGTAGTCCCCGAGTTTGACCAATCGCCCAGACATGCCGGGGAATCGGGAGTCAAACCAGTCCGTTAGGGGCGCGTCTTCTAGGTTAAATAGTTCGATCACGCTGGCGCTTCCAAACAATCAAATCCGCGCGCCTTTCTTTCAAATCCTGAAGGCGGTGCGCCATGTATCTCAGGATTCGGCTTCTGAGCCACCTAGGCAGCCATAGCGGCACCTTTTCCATGCGCTTGGGTATCTGGCCTATCTCGGTATTGAAATAGGCCATATGTTGAGCGTATTCGTTAGCGTCCACCGAACACAATCCTCTTGTAGACCGTCCGCGTCGCATGAACATCCTTCGCGCAATATGCGGCGATTTCGTCGATCTTTCCGAGCCTGAAGGCGTCCCACACATCTGCTCCAGTCATGTCGCCTTTGGGTGATTCAATGCCCAAGATTTTGCATAACTTATCGAGACTGGTTCGCTTCTGAGCATCCCACATCTGCATCGTATCGCCGATCTTGGTGTCCCATGGTTTCGCCCCAAAGGGTATTAACTCCGGTGGTTTTATGCCCAACACAATCGCGCGTTTATGCAGAAAAGGAAGGTCAAAATTGGCGATGTTGTGACCAATGAATTTTAATGCCGCGTGCGCCGTTAAATCGAGAAAGAACTTGACCAAAATATCTCGCTCATTGCCGACTATCGTTTTAACATCGTCATTGCCGAACGCATAGCCGATACAAATAATTCGACCATAGCCCCCATCGAACGCAGTTTGTTTAACGGCTTCGTCTGCCTTGACTTTGGCCTCTTGGAGTGTTGCGGCTTTTTTAGCCTCCCCTGATTCCGCCCACCACTTATCGATTACGTCTTGTGATTTGTAGTTAGCAGGCGGCTTTACCGATTCAGCTTCGGCTTTTGCGGACTCAAAAATTGGCAGCGTTAGCTCGTCAATGACGGCTTGATTCTCGGTGCCGATGGTTTCAATGTCGAAGTAAATGCTCAAAACGGAATATCCTCATCAACTTCAACAGCATGTGATTTAACAGGGTCAACCGAGAAAAGCCGTTTGTACTCTGGGCTTTGGATAATCATTTCTCGGTAAAATTTAGAGAGAGTTTCCAAAACTTGACCATCAAACTCTTTTGATTCAAGCGAAAAATACACTGACCGGTTGACTTGGGGTGGACACTCAAAACCCCTCGGAAGAGCCGAAACTCCCGATACCTTGGCTTTCCCTTTGTCAGTGTGCGTCACATTCACCATGCACGGCTTGCCAAGGATGTTTTTTGACTCGAACCCAGAAAGCTCTTCGGGAGTAAATTCACGACCGCGCCAGTTCACTAAATCTTTTCGGAGGTTTGCCTTTTCCGAAAGGCTTGCGGTGTAAATCTTGGTGACAATGAAAGGCTTTCCGGCAAATTCCCCTTCGGCCATAAGCTCATTCGGAAGCTCAAACGAGATAGCAACCTTGCGACTTGATGTCGGCTGACCTTGGTACTCGCCAAACTGAGTCCCTAAGTCAATCAACTTGATGCAACGGCCCAAATGGTTCCCAACTGGAGCCGGAGTAAAGTCTTTGCCGCCTTCTTCTTTCCATTGCATTTTTTTCTCCTATAAAAGAACTTTCATTCTGCACCATCCCCAACACTTTGTCAACCCCCTTGATTTTGGCGGTTGTTTGTGTATAATGCGCGCCATGTACAAACACCAAAAAGAATTGAAACGCGAAGGACTAAGACGCAGCCGCGAACTATTGGCCCTTATGAAACGCGAGAAACTGAATCAGTCTGAGTTAGCGAAACGTCAGGGGATATCACGGCAACGCGTCTCTAAATTGTTGAGCCGATTGAAACGTACTTAGCGCACTTACCGGCGCATTCGCGTTTGTAGTTTTGGGCATTCTTGTTCGTGCAAAATGGTTCCCCTTTCTTGGGGACTTCACACGACACGCAAGGTAAGCAGGTGTAGTGTTTAGGCAATTTCATCGCCAACAAGAATTATTTTTCCTTCGGGTAATTGTCTGAATCGCCGCGCCAATATGCGGATACTTTTTGTTTGCGCCGCTTTTCAGCCGCTAACTTTTTTTGGTCAGCGAGTTTTTTCTTTTTCTTGCCGGGGCCAATTGTGTGATTATGTTTTCGGCCTACCTTTTTTCGCAAGTTTGAAAGCCTTAGCTGCTCCTCTACTGGCATTGAATCGGGGAAGTCTTTACGCATTACTCACCTCAATCATGCCCCGCTGCGCCATCACCAAGATGGTTTGGTAGAACGCCTTTAGCCACATCGTCTCCCGTTACTCGCGCGTTAAATCCGCCCCTTGGTCAAGCTTTGTGTGGCAGTCAAAACACAGTGCCGCCACAAGGTCATGCGCTTTAATTGACTTCCCGTTGCCCGCCCATGACCAGTTAGGGTGCGCTCCCACGATTTTTCCATATTCGTCAAGACCACAATGTGAACATGGAAGGTGTCTAACCGCTTCCATCATTCGAGGGTTGCGGTAGTAGTTAGTCTTTTCGAACACACTTCCATCCCATTGTCCACGTCGCATGCCGTGTAGGGTCTTGTCTTAAGTCTTTAGGGTCGGTCGATTTCACGATCAAACCTTCGTTAATGGCTTTTTTGTAGACGATTCCCCATGCTCGCTGGTCGTGCGGTTGGACACAATCTTTGAACGCCTCTCTGACTTCCCACGGCCAAAATACGGCATGGTTCCGAGTGTAAAGTTTAAGGAAGGCAAAGGCTAGGTTAGTCCACTCAGGGCACCCTTTATTAGCCTTGGCTGCCACACGCGCCATGCTTTCATTACGCTGTGTTATTGCGGTTTGTAGGTTCATGCTGTTACCTCGCCGCCTAATTTCCGCGCAGCCTCCAGACCTCCGGTGATAGTAGACAGCGCATTCCACAGCCGATTGTTCCTGTTAAGCGCTTGCACATGCCTTGCCTCGGCCTTCTCGGCGCGGACTGTTGCCGCATCTAACTCTCGCTGCAATTCGTCTACGCGTGTGCGCGCTTCTCGTGCTGCTGTTATGTGACCAAAACTTTTGCCGTCGCCTCGTCTCATGCCGTCACCTCGTCATAGTCTGCAAGCATCTTCTCGGCCACTTCTGCAATCAACTTTAGCTCGCCTCCGTTAAACCTGATTTTTTCCTCATGACCACTCGCTCCGATTTGGGACAGAACGATAAACCCGCCGCCCAATTCATCTTCGATTTCAACGAAGGTTACGCCGTCACCGTATATGGGTTTCTGGCCTTCGTTGAAAAACGCCGTCTTTAGAGTGAGTGTTTTCATGCGTTCTCCAATCGAGCCTTGTAGTCTCTCATCGTCTCTCCCGGCCTCGGGTTGATTCCCTTTTCTTTCCCATACGCCATGATGGTTTCGTCACTTGTCCACCATGCCGCTTTAGGAGCAAGCGGGGTTATTTCAGCCTCGTAGCAGTCCTCCCACCGTTCGCCTCGTAACCATGTAGCAGGGTAGGGGATATACAGCCCAGAATCCTTGCGCCACTGTTCCGACTCCTTTGCCACGGAGATAGCGGATAGCAATTCAGCAACAGGTGGCAGTTTCTGCGCCATTTGTGCCCATGCCTTGCGCGCATCAGCCTTGGCTATCTTTCGAGGGTAGGCGGCCCAAAATTGGTCAAAGTCGCTAAGCATTGGCAATAGTCTTATCAAAGGCTTCCAATACTTCCGCTTGGGTGCGCCCGGGGGCGTCGTTCCAATCAATTACCTCACTTTCTCCGGTATAGCCTAACAAAGCCAGCGCATCTTCCTGCTCTTCTGTATTACCATAGGCATCTTTAGCATACGCACCCTGACACCACCCTTGCGCTACCTTAGCGCGTGCCGCGATTAGGATTTCTTTTGTGGTCATAACCTCATACCCTAACGTAAGTTAATTTCAGCCAAAAGCCTCCCCCTACCCCACAAGTGAGTTAGAGGGTTTCAGCCCCTTTCGGGATCGTCATGCTATCTTTCGATAGTCCCCGGACTTGACGATGCAGCCAGTCCCCACGGTTAAGGAATTGCACCATGCCCGCAGTATGGTTTTCTTGGTAGCAGCCCCATTAGGCTCATTGTTCACGCAACCAGCACGTTTCGTTTAGCCAAAGAAAAAGCCGTTATGGAGATGTATGCACTAGAGTCAGCTAGTCGGGGAATCCCCTGCATACACCTTCACAACGGCTTTCTGCTCACACCTGACTATATGAGCAACAAAGTAACTGTATACCTAAATCACCTTTTCTGCAAGCGACTTTTGAATCGAACCTTGTTTCGCATGCCATTGTTTCATCTTCTGCCGCTTTTTAAGGGACTTCTGCGGCTCTTTGCCTTCGAGGCAATGCTCTGGCTTCATGATGTAGATTGCATGGTCTGTAAGGCCGCGCAAACGCTCCGCTTCATCTACCGCACTCTTAAGAGTCGAGTGGCGGCGTTCAGGCATTTCGCCCATACCCCACACGTACACCAGATAAAAATCTTTCACATTAACTCCCTAGAAATTCTTGGTAGTTCCGGCTAGAGGCAAATTATCTACCATGCAATTCACAGCCCGGCTGCCGCTTGTGCTTGTCAAAGCACTGCTGAAGCAACGGATGCTTGTTTTGTAGTTCGGACGGCAAACCGTCGCGCTCCAATGTCTGGCAAACGCCGCATAAAGCCTGCTCTAACTCAGCTACACGGCGCATTAGCTCGCTGACATCTTTCTGCGCATCTTGCGCCGCACTCCAAGCAAAATCGCCGTTACTTGCGTCTCCCATCATATTGCAGCCCATGTCTGTTCTCCTAATTTCGCGCTTCTCTAGTTAGGCTACAAGCGCCTACAAAGCTAACGGCTCCCCGCGCAGTCCCCGCATGTACTTTGCAGGCTTGCGTATTATCGGCGCTGAACCGTTAGCTTTCTAGGTTGTGGGTGGCCGGTGCTATCTCCGGCATATACGGCTGGACTCGAACCAGCAACTAAGTGGTTTTGCCACTCGCGTTTACCCATTCGCCACGTACAACAGCATTAATTTCATCGGTAGCGCAACCTCCGACTACTTTTTTTGCTACTTGCGTATCAGCCTACGCATTCACCCACACGGCTGGAGACTGCTGGCGCTGGTGGCAGCCAATCGTTTAAGGGAGGGGCCACAACCCCCACTCCCCCAACAATCTCCATGCGTGTAGTGACTCCTTACGGGAGTCGGTCGTGTGGGTTCAGGTGCGTTTCTCTACTTAGAGCCGTTTCGAGCGTTTCTCTACTTAGAGCCGTTTCGATACTTTGGAGCTTCACCCACATTGAAAGCCTCTACAAACACGCCACATGAAGCGACATAATTGGCTTGCAAAGACTTTCAATGTAAGTCCGCCTGCTGGTCAAAACATCGGGCGGTCTGATGTTGGGGAATCACTCATTTACCCGTGAGTGACACACGCCAGCCGTGTGTGATGAGCGGGTCTACAATGCCAAATCTTCCAGCAACAACATAACCATCCCGTTAATATAGGCTAACGATTGGCTGTTTGATTCAATTTCATCTGCTAATGGGCAACAACTTTTCTTTGTAGAAATTGTCGCGTCTTCTTGAACTGTTTGGGTTCCCTCTTTAAGCACGGGAACTAATCGGCGGCGAAGAGCTTGTACAGCACCTCCGATCTGAGTGATGGAGATGCGCTGGCTCTCCAAGCTTTCATCGATGGGTGATTTTTTCGGCTCTGACGCCTGCGTTTCTTGCTTTGCGAGATTAAAACTTATGTTTTCAACCATAATTTCCCTTAGTTGGTTGCGGGGGTGAGAATCGAACCCACGACCTCTGGATTATGAATCCAGCGCTCCTCCTCTGAGCTACCCCGCGTTAGACACCTACTCCCCCAAACCCGTCAAGTGACCGGTAACGCTCCTATACGTCACCGAAGGGGAGTAGGTGATTCATACTTTATTCTCTCTCGTTTCGTTTGTCAAGGGGGTTAAGATATTTATTTGCCAACGCCTTAGCTTCCTCAAACCCAAAACACACCTCTGCAATATATCCCTTGCCTCTTAGGGCGGCAATCATCTCTTTTTGTTTCTTGGATACCCTTCCCGTTTTTGCTTTCATCTCAATAAAGATTCCGGGTTGAGTAGCGATAAATAAGTCGGGAACGCCGGGGCGTAGCCCTTCTCGCTTGAATTTCATGGCCGTGGCTATCGACTTATTTGCGCCGTTGGGAATGGCGAAAACAATCTCTTTTGGATATTGAAGGCGGAACCACTCCACAAACGCGGTTTGTTCTTGGCTCTCGGTCATGAGAACACCACGTATGCAAATAACGTGCCAAGCGTCATTCCAACAAGAGCGCAACACGCGGCGAAAAAATATATGCGTCTAATCATGTAAAGGGGTTGACAATGGGTTAGAATAGGAGCATATTACACCCATCGGCACATATCTCATATTGAGTAACCACCGATAAGCGTGATTCCTACGGCGCAAGCGTATCTCGAAAGAGCTAGGAATCTAAGGCGAGCGCTGCGGCCAGAGCCGGACGCAAATTAACTGTTAAAGGAGAAAGAATGTCGGCACCAAACACAATTCAGATTGACAATGTGCAGTATGTCCGAGCCGATTCAATTCAACCGCCAAGCGGCTCAATCAAAATTGTTGTTGTTGACCGTGGTTTTGTATACGTTGGCCATACAACAATTGACGGCAATTTTTTGACGATTGATAACGCAAAAAACATTCGCCGTTGGGGTACAACCAAAGGTCTCGGCGAATTAGTAAATGGGCCTTTGGCGTCAACGGTTCTTGATAGAGCTGGTGTCGTAACCGTGCCTTTGCGAGCCGTTATTTTGTTGATTGATGTTGAGCAAAAAAAATGGTCGGCAATTTAGTTTTGCCGATTGACGGCAACGGCTACGGCTACGGCTACGGCGACGGCAGCTACGGCGACGGCGACGGCTACGGCTACGGCAACGGCAACGGCTATGGCTACGGCGACGGCTACGGCAACGGCTATGGCTACGGCTATGGCTACGGCAGCTACGGCGACGGCGACGGCGACGGCTACGGCGACGGCTACGGCAACGGCTATGGCTACGGCTATGGCTACGGCGACGGCTACGGCTAATGAAGCCATATATTGTCCGAGTATCACTCCCCAACCCGTTTCACTACGAAACAGTAGGAAGCCACGTTGTTGATGTTCCGCTTTGAATCGGTTGGGGTCTTTTTCTGTGAGGGATTAAATGATGATAAATATCTCAAAAGCAGTTGCGTCTTGGCCTACGGATAGCTGGGGCTGGTCAATATCGCCGGGCGTTAAGTGGTGTAAAGCGGGCGCAAGAATCATCGTTATGGGCAACCAAGCAACCCTCGGCGACGGCGCAATAATCGGCGAGCGTGCGACTTGGGCTATTGATATTGGTGCTGCTAACGGTTATCGCGTTTGCGTAGCTGAGGTCAATGGTGTTGCATACGTCGGGGCAGGATGTCGTTGGTTTACATTGTCGGCTGCGCTCAAACACATGCAAGACGATGACCGCATCGAGTTACGGTGCTTGCTTGAGTCGGCTATTGCGATTGCGGGTTATCGCGGATTGGGCTTCGGCGATGAGCATTGAAAATGATGAGCTAGTCCACAATTCGCGGCCTGATGCGCCAGAGCCTACGGATGAGCAAGTCTACGCACAGATTTTGAAAATTTGGCGTAAGGAGTATCGCCATTACAACGTGCTGGAGTTGTATATCGAGCATGCTGATATGTATGCCAACCAAGCGTTATTAAATGCGCTTGATTCGGCGTTTAAGGCAAATGCAAACGGCTTTATTTCGCCTGATGCGTGCAAGTCAATTGGCGAGAAAATCATCGCAGTCACCGCCGAAGCGCTATGGCTGCGCGCAACCCAAATGGCAACTGAGGAGATTGAGTTTGAAGGCGATTAGTCTCTGCTTGCTAATTTTGGTCGGGTGCGTCCCAGACTTGGTTAAGGACGCTCCTAACATGGAGTATGCGGGCTGGTATCAGCTTGACGCGCAAACGGTTCAGCGTGTTTGCGGGTTTCGTGTCCCGACCGTGGGGGCGTGCGTAATTCGCATTCCTAACGACAACACCTTTGTTGTCTACAGCACCTATACCGAAGATGAAGCCAAAAAAATCGTCATACGCTTGCCGACTGGAGGTCAAAAATTGAACTGCATCGGTGAACCAGAAACGCTATGGAACCATGAAGTTGTCTGTCATGGAATGTTGGGTTATTCACATCCGAGGAAATAATGGAAAAAGCATATTTACGAGGGTTTTGGGTTGGTATCGCCACATCTGTGTTTTTTGTGATTCTTGTTTGGGGGCTGATTTATGGATGAGCGATGCGACTATAACGACCAAAGCGAAGTAATGGAGCGGATTGACCAACTGTTAATCCGCCTTTCTGAGTACATGACCGAAGAAGAAATTTCTCTCCTTCGGTGGGCTACGGGGGTTAAATGAGCGGCAGAAGCGAAGTTTTAACAACTAACAACTAACCAAAAGGAAATCAAATGAAACAACTCAACTCAAAAATCATTCGTCAAGGTGATGTGCTCCTAAACGGCGATGCAGCTTATACCGCCTCCGAAATTCCGGCGGGCGCAATCGACATCACGCCTCAATCTGGCCGCGTTGTGCTGTCATACGGCGAAGTCACGGGCCACGCTCATGCTATTTATGAAACCAAAACAGACGACGGCAAACCTACAGTTCGATTGTGGCGGTCTGGAGCGGAACGTTTTTTGCAGGTGTTGGTGGCAACACCCTTGCTCCATGAGGAGCATTTGGCGCCAAAGTTGCAGCCTGCCATTTATCGGCTACCCGCGCAAATGAGCTACAACCGCGCCGAGGGTCTGCGGAAGGTGGCCGACTAATGAAAAATATTATTCGCACCGCCGCATTTGCTGGCGGCGGCACCACGCCCGAAGAAAATTTGAAACTGGACGACCACGCAAAGCTATGGATTTCGCGTGCAATGCGAACCGCGCCCATTGAGCCTGACAAAATCGTCCCGGCAATCAAGGCGTTGTATTCCTCGGCCAATCTGGCCGAACCTATTGTCGTTATCGTACCGTCACCAGCCGTAATGGCGTTTGCTGGCGGCTTTGCAAGCGCGATTTGGCACTTGAGTAAAGGGGGCACGCGCTCTGCCGTGTACGACGCCACGCGCAACGCCACGGCCAAGGCTACGGCCCACGCTATGCTCACCGCCACGGACCGCGCCACATACGACGCCACATACGACGCCACATACGACGCCACATACGACGCCACATACGACGCCACATACGACGCCACGCGCAACGCCACGGACGACGCCACGGCCCACGCTACGCGCAACGCCACGGACGACGCCACGCGCTCTGCCGTGTACGACGCCACGCGCAACGCCACGGACGACGCCACGGCCCACGCTACGCGCAACGCCACGGACGACGCCACGCCCACGCTACGCGCAACGCCACGGACGACGCCACAGCCGACGCCACATACGAAGCCACATACGAAGCCACGGCCAAGGCTACGGACGACGCCACATACGAAGCCACGCTCAACGCCACATACGACGCTATGCTCACCGCCACGGCCAAGGCTACGGACGACGCCACATACGAAGCCACGCTCAACGCCACATACGAAGCCACGCTCAACGCCACATACGACGCTATGCTCACCGCCACGGCCAAGGCTACGGACGACGCCACATACGAAGCCATGGACGACGCCACATACAAAGCCACATACGACGCCACGCGCAATTGGCCTTATCAGATTGCCTTAGACATTTTTGGCAACCGTGACGACGCATTGTTTGCGCTGCGTACATCGCAATGTTGGTATCTGCAATATCAAGGCGGCAATATGTTGGCGGCGTGGAATTGTTATTTGACTGCTGCGCGCGACATTCTTGGGCTGCGTCTGCCAGAGCATGAAAAATTTGCAGCGTGGGAAGAGTGCGCGATTCATGGCGGGTTTCGCTACATGCACGAAAAATTTTGCATGGTCTGCGATTTCCCGGAAATCTTAACAAAAGATGACCAAAATCGTCCGCATGGCGAAAGCGGGCCATCGCATCGGTGGCGCGACGGCTGGGAGCTATATCATTGGCATGGGGTGCGAATTGAGCCTGAACAGTCGTGGATTGTTACCCATCCAGAACGCATTACTGTCGCCCTGATTGAAGCTGAAAGCAATAGCGAAATCAAGCGTGTTATGCTTGAGCGTTTTGGCTATGAACGCTATTTGAGGGAGTCTGGCGCTACGGTGGTCGATGAGTGCGCGGACGACCATCCGCTTAAGGGCGCGCGAACTGGTCGATTGCTCATTAAATATGTTGGCGACGGAGAGCCAATTTGCATGGTAGACGTTCTCAATTCAACGCCAGAGCCGGACGGCACGACTAAACGCTATATGCTTTTGGTTGATCCTAAAGCGTATGGCGGCCAAGCGGGGAAAAAGGTGGTTGCGGCCCTAGCATCAACATGGCGTAACGCTGATGGGACATTACATTTTAAGCAGCCCGAAGATTACTGCCCGTCATTTGAGTCATAGACAATGACCGTCCATGAACCCATGGACGGCGCTTTCGCATCACTCCCCGCTCTTGCCAGTGACGGCGTATATGCCGGAGGTCTTTAACTCGGACGAAGGTGAGATTTACTCGATTGAAGTTGAGTATACCGAAGCCCAATAAATAACCGATGTATCGTTTCAAGGTGCCTCAATATGCCTTGAGGTTGGAGGAAGGAAAATGAGCCAAGGGGGGGCGGTGATGGGTAACTTTGCAGGAATATACGATGAAATGGAGCAGCGCATAGTCGAGCTAGAGGCGCAGCTTGCAGAAGTGAGGAAAGATGCGGCGCGGTATTACTTCTGGAAAGCAAGATACATTGGCTTTGACGCCGAGTGGGGCGACCACAAATCTGTTGTTGTGGTATTCGATGGCGATGGCATTGACTCGTTTAGCGCAAAACCTTGGCGGCGAATGGTGGAGCGAACCAATCGAGATACCACCATGCTAAACGACATTGCTCGCTGTAACGGCAGAGGACACGAACAATGCGAGACCTGCGTTCGCAGAACCGCACCACGGCCTAAGTATTACTGGATTACCGAAGGTGAGGATATGCCTTGTGGGTTGTATAGCGACAGCCGTATGCGCTTAGTAAGTGTGTGTAACTTGGAGAATCAGAAGTGAAAGAACGCCCAATACTTTTTAGCGCGCCGATGGCGCGTGCGATTCTGGACGGTCGCAAGACGCAGACGCGGCGAGTGATTAAAGAGCGGCATCAAAGTAACGTCATGCACCTGAAAGGAGGCGCGTTTGTTGAAGGGCTTTGGTTTGAGTGCCCCTACGGCCAGCCCGGCGACCAGATGTGGGTGCGGGAGACATTCATTCACGAACCGGCAGGCTATTGCCGGGAGGCGTCCGTCAGCATCCCAGTGCGACCGGAGCATACAGCTTATCGTGCGGATTTAGACTTAAACGGCAACGCTAAGGGCATTGGCTGGACGCCTGCTATTCATATGCCGCGCCGACTATCTCGCATCCTGCTTGAAGTGATGCGCGTTCGCGTCGAGCGCCTGAACGACATTAGCGAGGTAGACGCGATAGCCGAGGGTACGTTTCTAACTGCCGCATCCGAAGCGCAAGGTAACACACACATCACCGAGTTTGCAGGGCTTTGGGAATCCATCAACGGCGAAGGCGCATGGGCCGCAAACCCTTGGGTATGGGTCATTGAATTTAAGCGTATCGACAATAGAAAGGAAAGTGATGAGACCCTTTAACCATGAAGAAGCGCTTAATGGGGCGCGTGTTACAAGCGGCAAGCTAGGCCCGGTTTGTGTCGTGTGGATTCCAAGCTCGAAGACTTGGGCTGACCAGAATTCAGACAGTTCGTGGGACATCAATGGGAAGCCATTGACTGCCAACGATGCTCTCTACATGCTCCCACCATCAGCAAAAGAGCGGGCACAAGAGATGCTCGATCAATTCAGAGGCGACGTGCTTATCTCCCCTGATGCATGGGCGGTGATTGTTGATGAATTGTTGAAGGCGATGGAGAAATGAAACCTCTGTACATCTTTGATGTTGACGGCACGATTGCGCTTATAGAACATCGAAAGCATTTTCTTGAAAGTAGCGACCCCAACAAGTGGCGGTACTTTTATGCCGCGTGCAGTGAGGATTTGCCCAACCAACCGGTTATTAAAACGATGGAGCTTTTGCGGCAATCGGGTGCAGATATTTGGTTTTTTAGCGGGCGTAGTGACGAGGTTCGACAGAAAACTGTTGATTGGCTTGCAAAACACACTAGTTTTTTATCGCTAGACCTGCACGAGCCGATGCTTATGATGCGCGCTGAAGGTGATTACACCGCCGATGACGATTTGAAACGCTCATGGTTTCAAAACATGCTGGTCGATGATCGTAAAAGGCTTGTCGCTGTTTTTGATGACCGCGACAGAGTAGTGCAGATGTGGCGCAGCGAAGGTGTTGCGTGTTTCCAAGTTGCGCCGGGCGAGTTTTGACCAACGGGAAAGTAGTGGTGAGCAGTAGGCTTAGAAGCAGCCATCCATTAAAGAGTGAATTGTCAGCGCCGCTGTTGGCTGAGGCTGGCGGCGGGTAAAACGCTAGAAATGTCTTTGGCGTAATAGCACATCACCACTACTAACCCACCAATAGAGAGGTAATGATGCACGAAATCGAGCGTTTCAACTTTGTCAGAGCACGAGACGGCGAAGCCGAGGCAATAGCGTGGGCACACGTAACGCGTCAAATTTACATCCTTGCTATGAGGCAAGATGGTAAGCAAGGGAGGAAGCTGCACCACGCTTCGCTTCGCGACTACAAGCCTTTGTTTCGGCAGTCTACGAAAGAGCTTCGTGCAATAACCCACCAATTTAAGGAGAAGTGAAATGAACCGAGACGAAATTATTAAAGAAGCAGCAAGTCGTTTTTTATCGTGGGATTTGCCGCGTGATTTTTCTCCAGACAACGGTATTTCATACTAGCCTGTAACCAATCGGCGCGGCATGGTTTATGCGCCGACTGGCACAAACTTGCTAAACCACGAGCAAGCAAAAACCATGTTCAAGTATTGCTTGGATGGCCTACTGAAGGCAGAAAATGAAACTCGGTGAGCTAATAAAGAAAAAGCGCATGTCGCTGGATATGACTCTCGATGATGTTGCGTTGGCAGCGGGGGTCAGTAAGTCACATTTACACGGGATTGAACAAGGCAAAACGGAGCCAAGCATAGTGATTTGTGCTCGGCTTTCAATAGCTTTGGCGTTACCTGTGCAATTGATGGCTTCTGCCGCTCTTCTTCAATCTGAAAAAAAGAGGTCTGAAATGGAATGGCTAATAGCGTATTTGGTGGTGGGGGTGGTGACGCAGTACGGTGTCATTTTGTGCAAACATCTCCTCGGGAGTAATTGGGTCGTAAACGTACGAACGATTGTTGCCGTCTTTTTTTGGCCAGTAACTTGGCTCATTTTGTTCTTAACAATTATAGAAGAAGGCGGCCCTACTATCTGGTCTAGTTCACGCGGCCGGTTCCCTGATTGGAGGAAGTGATGAGTGACAAAGACGAGCCCGCATTGGAAGCAATGAAAAGTTTGATGTCTAACAACAGCTTACAATCCGTTCCTACACTGGTCTGCGCAGAAGCCCGCATTGATGCAGCACTAAGGATAGTGGGGGAGGTGTATGCGGCGAATCTTGCAGCCATGACGAAAGAGAGTGATGCTAAATACGCTACTCCGGAAGGCTGCGCAAAATGCGCCTTGGCTCTTGTTAATGCTGTATATGAGGAGGCAAGGAAGTGACACCTACACCATATCTGCGGCAAGTACCGCAAAACGGTAAATCGTTGCATGCTCCATTGAAACTCCAACAGTGTGCGTAAACTGCTCACTGCAATTGAAGCTACGGGGCTTTACATCCCGCCCAACAAAGCGTAATGTTTCATGTGAAACCCTCAGCGCGTCCTCCCCGCGCCTTTGCCCCGCTAGTCGGGGCTTTTTTTTGCCTGCTGGCAGGCCAATGCCGTTATTCTGGTTTCTTCGGCGCTGGCGGCGAGGCTGGTGTATTCGTCAGCAAGTCTTGCAAGAAGCGTTCCGCCCTCGTTAGGTAGCTCTCTTGGGGTACTGGTTGGAGCGCCGCCTTCGGGAGCGGTTGGGGTTGTGGGCACGGCACAACGGTACTCGCGCAACCTGCGAGTAAGGTCATTGATACGATGAAGCTGGTCGTTAGCAGTCTTTTTGGCACGGTCTGCCTCCTTTTGGATTTCCTGAAATTTCTGCTTCTCGATTGATTCGATAACCTTGTTTCTGACGATTGCCGCTTTTTCTTGGGTCTTTCGGTCGGCTTCAATTGCCTTCAAGGTTGAGTTTTGAAGGGTCAAGGCGGTGTTTTCTGCCTTTAGAAAAAGGGTGTATATCCCTAAGGCAGTTAAAAGCGCTCCTAGGATGGTGGCCAAGGGATTAGTAAGGAAAGTCATTTAGGTAGGTCAATCTTTGGAGGTGTACCGTCTACTCCAAATTTATAAAGGCCTATTGCCGCCCCTATCGCGCCCAGAATCCAAGTGACGTGTTTTAGAGCGGTGGCAATCCACTCAAAGACTTTAAGTGCCCCTTTGATAGTAATAAGGGTTTCGTGAACTTCATCAACCTTGCCCTTCACTTCCTCAGTAAGGGCTGTGTTTTGGTCAATGCGGTTCTCAATGTCTAACTGCCAAGTTGTTTTTTCACGCCGTTCAGACATTCCTTCATCTCCGATAGACGCCGGTTCGTAAGGCCGCGTATCTCTTTTTGGTTGACTTTGTTCCATCTGGGGAGTTGGTGACATGCTTCTATCCTTTTTTCTTGGTTCAATAGTTGGACTAGGGTAGATTGACACGCATTCCTCGTCCCCACGTTGTATGCCCAAGAAATGTAAGCTGTCTTTTCGCCTTCTGAAAGCGGAACCTTTATGCATGCTGATAACTCATCCGCATGCCGCTGAATCTCGGCCCCGTTCAGCTTGGCACATTCCTCGGGGGCAAGGATCAAATCCATCGACACCCCTTTCGTTACTCCGGCGCATACCGTAGGCACCCCTCCTACGTCTAGGTAGGGCTTCATCTCATTACCCTCCCACATCACAACAAAAGCGACTGTCGCGGCGGTAGCGGCCCCTATTCCTATCTTTGCACCGGTTTTCATATCGTTGCAATTTGTGCGTTAGTCAAAGCACTTGTCCATGCAAACATTGTGCGGTTACATACCGAGCCGGACGTAATCGAGTTTCCGTCTGTAGAGACTTGGAAAGTCGAGGCTAATTGCATGCCTAGCGTGTTCGCGTTTGTGGTGCCTTGCACGTTGTTTAGGAATACGTCTGTTCCTAAGGCGCTTGAATGCCGTGCCGTAATGTCGTATGACGTTCCTGCGGTCGGGGTTAGGGCAGTTGTGGCGTCATAGTTCACGCCCGCCACTCTCTTACGGAAAATCAGCGTGTTGGTCGCCCCGTCGTGGAATAAAGTGGTGGAGTTATTGGCGTCAACATAAGAGCCCCAAATTGCGGACACAAACGAACCGACAACCAACGGTGTCCACAGCGGGAAGCTCAAAGTGCAGTTAGACGACACAATTGAGCCGCCGTGCGTAATCTGGTGCACGTCGTTATTTCGCGTGACCGCTGCGGACGTGGTGGGGATGTAGGTTAACGCTGTTGTCTCTTGTACTGTGACGCCCCAAATGCCGACCCGGGAGGTGCCATCGCCCGTATACGTGCGTGAAACACCGTTTGCAAGTTGGCAATAAAAGCGAATAATTGCGCTGGTATCTGACGTGATTTGAAATCGAATGCGATACCAACTGTTTACTGGCGAATCCACCAAAACAGATGGCGCAGACCAGCCTACGCCAAACGTAGCAGGCGCACTAACAACCGCTCCGGTAGACGGGTTGATAATGACTAGTCCACCATTAGCGCCTACTGCATCGGTCAACAAAATCGCCGTGTTGCGAGAGCCGGTGACCTGACGAACCCAAGCAGAACAGACATAAGTCAAACTTGATGCGGCTTTTGTTGCGGATTGGCTTACAAAGTGGTTGTCAGTAGACGTATCCTCGTTTAGTTGGTCAGCGTTAACTGTGCCATCGGGGGACGTATTGACGTTATCTGTAACCGTAACGCCCACTTTTGCCCACGCCGCATCACCGAGATTAGCCGATTGAAGTATTGGGTTTGTTCTTTGCGGTTCCGCAATAAATCCCAACACATTAGGAAGCGCAGCGCCTTGGGCCTCGGTTACAACATTGGAATTAACTGTGTTTCCGTTTGCGTAGGTAAAGTACCGCACACCATCAACACCGAAGGGTGTTTGGCCTGTACCTACAGGGACGTATTCTGAAGGCGCGGTTACGGTTCTACCCGTGACATTTTCAAACTGAATATCAGTCCAATCGAACGACTGATTGGGCGTGGCGACTCCAAGGGCAAAGAATGAGCGTGTGTCTACAAAAAGGCCATAGGTCTCAACCGCTGCGCCGACCGTGACAAGAAAGCTGTAAATGCGGTAATCGGCGGTTAGCGTAATTTGAATGCCGCCGCCCTTTGTTGCAGTTGCATTGTCGGCAAAGTACAGGTTAACCAAGTTGCCCGACGTACCACGCATCTTGCAGCGCACGCGATAGGTCAGCGAGTTTCCAAGTGTGTGCGTCGAAGACACGACGTTTACACCAGCGCTACCAAAGTTGACCTGTGTGGCCCCGGTTGTTGTGGCGAGTCCCGGCTTTAAGTAGCCCGCGATATTTTCCGACAGCTGCTCGCCCGCGTTGATTGCACCACGAATCAGATTGTCGACTCTCCGCCCCCCCTGAATACCCATCTCTCCCGAGAGTAGAGTTTCGACCAACCCATCAGGGCCAGTCGTTACCGTGCGGATGGTAGAGCGGGTGAAGGTGGAGGTGCCGCCAAATTCAGGCGTAATTCCGTTGGCAAAGTCTATGAATAGAGACTTTGGCGGGACAGAGGCAGAGCCTCGCCACTTTATGGCTCTGTCGGTCGAGCGAAGCATATTAGCCGCCTACCGAAGCGACACCCGGCGTGATGTATACGCGGGTTGGCCCTGCAGATTGCCCAATTAAGGCTATCGTCGTTGGTCGGTTGGCTTGCGTGTTTTGAGGAGGGTCAACAATTTTTGACTGTCCGGGCTGGACAATGTATCCGCCCGGCGCTCCGCCCGCCGCTGGGAATGTCGTAGTTACACCTGCGGCACCAAAAACACACGCCACTTGAACGGAGCCCGCGTTTTGAATTTCATAGACAATGTTTTCGCCTTGCGACTGAGAGGCAAAAGGTGTAAGCGTGGTCGCTGCTGATGATCCGGTAACGTCAATGGCCTGCGTTACGTTTGCTAGAGGTCTAAAGCCCATGATGGTCTCCTTAATTTGGTACGTCTGCTGGGGTTCGTGAACGCTCTATCCAGTTTGTTCCGTCATATCGGAATTGAATAGAGCGACTAAAAGCGGTGGCTGGGTTTACCCATGCGGAAAGTTTGAACACAGCATTCCACGTCGCCGCACCCAAAGCACCGCCAGATGTGTTCCGTATGGTCACGCTAATAATCTGACCGGCTCGCCCATTTGTGGGGGCATTGATTGTAAATGCGGTTGCGTTTGTGGCGGTGATGATAAAACTATTCCCTTGCGACGCATTAATCGTCATGGATGCAGAATACGTCACTGTTACTGACGTATTTACCAATTGCTGAATTGTGTTTCTTCCCGTTGCAATTGAGTTAGCAAAAAAATAAGGCATTGCAGACGGCCTTGGCCCAAACGTCTGAATAGAGCAATAACCGTTTGTGGAAAAGAAGGCGGCGCGCAATCCTCCCCCCAAAATGCCCCCTTGACCAGTCTGCCAAGGCATATGGCTCATGGCGTAATCCTGTTTACAAAGCCCGTGATGTTTATAACGTTGGTCGTTCCTGCAAAAGCGCGGACAATCAAACCGCCGCCCAAACAAATACCGGGAACCACGGGAATAGGAAAAGAGTTCGCGCGGGCGGGAATCGTCGTTGCTGATAACGATTGGTCAGCCGTCGTTGTTCCGCCAAATTCAATAGTTAAGGCAACATCAGAAGTGCTTACGTTATTGGCATAGAGGTAAATTTCGTCAAGCGCGCCAGTCGCTGAAGTCGCCGTATGAATGATGGTTCCGGGTGTGGCCGTAGCCGCCACCGCGATAGGCCGTCCGCTTGTAGAGCCTGACAATAGTTGTTTTGAGACTGGCATTTATCGTCCGTACACTTGAGCTTCTAACCAAGCATTTGAAGAAGGCTGCCCAGTAACGCCTAAAACTGCAATTGCAAAATCGGAAATAGTTGATGCGGACTGTGTGCCTGTATGGTTCGCGCGGTTACGATCCGACGAGTGAAAATGAAGGTCGGTATCACCACCACTTGTTAGCGCCGCATTCTGCGCACCGGTCAAGTGCGAATAAAACTGACTATTGAGATTGGACAGTTCCGCATGGTCGGTTAGTCCGCCTTTTATTGCCTTCAAATAAAAAAGGCGCATCCAGCGGTCAAACTCTGCATTAGCGGTTAGTGGCGGGGGTTGGAAGCTCATTATTCACCCATGTATTGAACGCCGGACGTAGCGCCAAACTCTGGAGCATATTGGAGTAGTGCATTTCCAAATTGCAAGGAATTAGACGGCCGGTACTCAGGAATAAGATTGCGTTGCCCCATTCTGGAAAGAAGGTAATTTCTTGCTGCTAGACGCGTTCCAAGCGTTCCCACTGTCCCGGCAATTCCGCCTAACGCGCCACCGCCCACACTACCAAAGCCCGCGCCTAGACCGGCAGTCATTGCGTTTGTATTCGCGCCAAATGATTCAGGAATTTGCATCATGCGGGGTTGTTGACGAGCAAAGCCAGCAATTACGGCGAGTTCATCAGTAAGGTAATCAGAGCGGGCAAGCGCGCGAGCATCAACGCGACCATTTTTTGTGGCTTTTTCAATGTCGTTAATCTGCGCGAGCTTCTTTCTGGCCTCTCGAAATTGCTTAAGAGCCAATTCGCCATCTTTGCCAGCGCGAGAAAGTTGCCGTTCAATCTCGTTTTCAATCTCTCCCGCAATCTTTTTCTTGGCAAAGCCCAGCACGCTGTCGCCTTTACGAAATTCGTCTTTGGCTTCTTGGCGAAGATTTTGAATAGCGGTAACGGCGTGGTTTGTATCGAAGGAGCGAGTGGGCAAATCTTTCAGAGACAAAAGGATGTTGTCGGCGTCTTGTAAAACTGATAATTCTTCGCCCCGCAATTTAGCAATATCCGCAAACTCACTTGCGGCCTTTTGGTACGCGGGAGCGACTTCCGCATTGTTGCTAAGACGGCCAGATACACGCGGCATTCCCAAGACAGGAAAAAAATTATCGGCTCTAACGGTTTGCTGCGCCGCTTCTGTTTGCATCTTGCCCGCTTGCTGCAAAGCGTCAATGCGCGACATCTCTCGACCGCGCATCATTTCGTCCAATGTTTGGCGCGCTTGCGCTCTTTCTATGCCAATGCTTGATGCGTCTATTGGCGGTTTGTACCCTTCAACAAGCGCTTCTAGCTGCGGGCTTCTTGCGGCAGGGAACGATTCCGCAGCATTCAGGCGAGACTCTGGGATAGCATTCAGCGCGCGCACATATTCGTTGGATGCTGGAACGCGCCCATATTCACGAATAGGCGTGTATCCGCGCGCAATAACATCTTTCGCCACTTGGTCAAATAATTCAGGCGAAAGTGGCGTATCCGATGGAACCCCCAAAACCTTCCTGACTAAACCTTCTACCACTTCCGCATTCTGAATTGAGCCTTGACGCTCTGTCGCCGTTTTACCAGCAATGCTTCCCAATACATTACTACCAAGCCCGCGATTGAACATGCTAGGGTCGGCTACAAACCCGGCGTCTAAACCAGCTTGTAATTCTGCGTTTCTAACCGCGTTACGTGAAGCGTCTTCCGCACCAGCGGCAAGACGACGAGCCATTGCGTTACTAGCCACGTTTGCAATCTTTTGCCCGCCAGCGCCCAAAGCGCCACCAAGAGCCGCATTTACCGCTTTGCCTTTAGCGATGTTTTCAAACGTCTGCTCTCCTTCCACGGGGTCAAGCGCACCGATGCCAGCACCAAGCGCCGCAGCACCCCTTAATCCCGTCTGCAACGCAAAAGCGGGAGCGGTAGCAGCAACGCCTCCGGCAATGGCCGCCACAGGCGCAGATTCGGCAATTTGTTTGTTGGCTTCAATTGAAGTTTGGTCGCCTTGACCAAATAACTGTTTCATACCTTCGTAAGCCCCGCGCGCAAACGTGCCAAAACCTGCGACTTGACGGGTTCCCCAATCAGCCTCTTTTAAGGCTTCTGCCATAGCTTCTTTGAAGCCTTCGCGGCCTAGCTTCGCAGGTTTCCCGCCCACAACAGGCGCGGATTTCCAAGACTCGCTAGAGCCTACAACAGGTGCATCCTGCCACCCCATTATGGCTTTCTCCGTGTAGAGCCATCAGGTGCAATAAAGGTTGCCCCAGAAGGAAGTGAGGCATATTCAGCATCGCTTGAAATTTTCATGGGGCCTGCGCTTTGACGCTTGCCCGTGCCTTTTACATAAGCGTTTTCCAAAGCGTCCAGAATTGCCATGTTTGACTCATAATCACTATTAGGCGCGCCCAACGCTTTCAACCAAGTTTGCAATTCGATGTTTGAATTCATCTGTTGTGCGCTCATGCCCGTCGCACTTTTAATAGCATTCAAAAGTTGCATTCTGGACGCATCAAGCTCTTTGCGTGCCGTTTGTTCTTCGGTGCCGACGACACCGCCTACGAACTGACCGAGCGCAGAGGAGCGAATAGCAGACACAACGTTTTCTGGCCCGCTACGTTGGTTAGACACGATACCGTCACGCTCATTCAAAAGCATGTAGTTTTGACGCATTCTGTCTAAACCTGCGGCTAACAAATCTTTACCTTCTGCGGCCTTTTCTTCGCGTTTTGCAGCGACCGGCTCTTTACCAGAAGCACCAATGACGCCCGGCGAACCTACAGAGCCGCCGCGATAGGTATTTGCGTCAATACGAAGCAATCGCGTAGGGTCGGATGGGTCGACTACTTCTGTAAGAGAGAGTTTTCTATCGCCGTCCGCGCGCGGCGCAAGCATCTCCGCCATTCTCGCTTGTTTGTACGCAATATCGGCTTCGCCTTCCCGCATCTTCATGTCCATCATACGATTGCGGTTTGTCGCTTCGCGGTCAAAGCCAAGAATGGCGCGTGTTTTTGAACCGTCCGCATTTTGGATAATTGCGGAGCGTCCATCTTTGGTGTAATAGCCTTTACCTAGACCGCCAATTTCAATAGCGGGGCGCGACATATCAAGCTGAAAGTCGTTTGCCTTTTCTTCGCCTAGGTCGGTTACACCTGAACTGCCTACGCCAACCACGCGCACGCGGGAAGGCTGCGATTCGGGAGAGCCAAACACGGTAACTTTGCCGGTTTGTTCGTCACGAATAGCCCCGCCAGAACGAAAGCGTCCCGTCTTTTCGTCGTACAGAGCGTCATACACCGATTTCCCAAAGTTGTCAGTATCTCTAGTCGCGTCACGCAACGAATCAACGAGGGTAGGCTCTGCATACTGTTTCAGGGCGTTTTTTGGCGATTCAAACGAACCAGAGATGCGCCCAGCAAGGTCTGCCTCAGTGATAAGTCCTTTGTCGTATAGCTGACGAAGTTTGTTTAGGTTCATGAGCCACCACCGTACATACGATTCATTCTTTCCCGTTCAAGTTGAGCGGTAATGTCTTGCTGTCGACGAGCGGTAGCATCGGCGCGCATTGAAGCCGCTGCGCTATTTGCGTTGGCTTGTGACTGATTATCTGCGCCTCGCCGTCCAATGTCATATTGGTTTGAAGTGCCCATTGCGTCATTAAATGCGCGCAAATTGTTGTAGTACGCATCGTATTGAGAACGGCCGCGATTGGTATTTGCGTTGTACCAATCAAGGTCAATACGACGGTTATTCAAGTTAAAATCATTGAGCGCATTTGAAGAGTCAAGTGCATTTCTACGCAAACCTAAATCGTAGTTCCAATAGTCACGTTGGCCAGTAATGTCGTTTTGTTGGCGACCAAGGGCTAAATCGTTCTGTGCGCGGAACATCCCAAGACCATATTGGTTCTGATTGTTCAACCGCGTATTAAAGTTTGATTCCCGTCCAAGAGAGTAGTCAAACAAGTTTCGCGTTGCGGTGTTTCTGTTCTGCTCGGAACCAAGCGAGTAGTCAAAAGCATTACGCTGCGCTGTGTTTTGATTTTGCTGTGTGCCAAGCGTGAAATCGTTGGCCGCGCGCGTGGCGGCAGTGCGATTTTGCTCTTGGCCTAGCTGGAATTGTTGGTCTTGTCCCGCGAGGCGACCAAGGCGGTCAATCGTTGCGCCGTATTCCTGAGAGGCTAGACCAGTGCCGTAGTTCGCAAGCGCCGCCAAAGCATTACCAGAGCCGCGTTGACTTGAGTTTTGTCTTTGCGTCGCTTGAAGTCCCTGATTCAGCGCGAATTGAAAGCCCGGACTCGCCTGAAACGAGCCGGGGTCAGTCAAATACTGATTCAGCTTTGATTGAGCAATCATTTGAACATCCGATTTAGAGCGTTACCGGGCATTTGCATAGCGTTTGAGCCGCTCTGCCGTTGGTAAGGATTTGTCGGCTGCTGATACTGTGGGGCTTGAAATTGGGGCGCGGCATATTGCTGCGCTTGCGTCTGAATAAAAAAATCAGGCATTTGCCCAAAACGGCCCCATGCTGCTGCACGTCCTTCTGCTTCCTTTATTTCTGCCTCACGCATTCTTTGTGCGAGTTTGTTATTTAGAAAAGCTTCATATCCCGTATCAATTCTGTTTTGAAAACCGGGGTCTGATGCTGTTGGCAGCATAGATATAGACATCCCGCTGTTGCCGCCCTGCGGGACATAGCCAAAAGCACGAGAATATTGGTCTCGTCCGCGCATATAGTTTACGTAATCGTTCATAGCTCAAACCCCGTTAAGTTAATGGGTTGGTTTTCAATGTGTTTCATCTCAATAACGCGCCTGCGAAAGGCTCCACAACGCCTAACCATTGGTCTTTGTTGGGAGAGGTCGGCAGGGCGATATTTTGTAAATGTCTGGCAGTCATCATCAGACCATCTTAATGCGACTTTGGTATTAGCAGTATCGCCAATCACCTGCGTCATTGCAATGGTTTTTCGCTCTGTTGAGCCCCCATCAAGCCTTTGGGTTCTGGTAAATACGGAAACGGGCACAGCGGCGTCTAAATACACCGTGGGACTCATGGTGTACTGAAATCCGTTTGATTCATGCAAAAACGTCAAAACACCCGCCGCATTAGTCGCCTTGGTCATCTTGAAGTAAGACTCGGTGTATCCCGCACATGTAATCGTGCCCGTGGCGGGGCTTACGGGGCTTCCAGTGACTTCAAAGCTAAAAGACGTAGGTGAGATATAGGTAATCTGCTTTAGGCCGTTATATTCAGCCTGAATCGCGCCCGCAATAGTTGCTGGGTCACCGTCCACAAGACCGTGAGGCGCAGCGGTCGTTACCGTGGCAATTTGGTCAACGCGAGTAATACTTGAAACGGAAACCGGGGCATTTTCGGTAAGGCTTGACCACTGAGACCATGCCTTAGATTGAAAGTCGTAAACAAGGGTAATGTTTGACGACACCAAAGTCAAAATGTAGAGGTCATGGCCTTCGACATTGATTCCGTAAGCATAAACGGTAACTAAATTGTCCCGATTGACTACGCGGTCAACATCAGCACTCGAAATCTTTGCTTGTTGGGTGCCTTGCATAAAATAGACAGAACGTCCTTGTCCTTTGACTTGGGCAACCCAACACAAACCGCCGTTTGTTTCCGCCACCGAGAACCCAGAAGCACATCCTATCTGTGTAAATCCGTTCTCTACGGGAGAAAATGGCGAACCAACGGGGTTTTGCGCGTCGTAGAAAAACTCGGTTGAATATTGCTTAAACGCGACAAGGTAATTCTGTGACTTGGCAATAGCAACCCCTGAACCGTTCTCATATTGAGCGGTCGTGTAGTCCAACGCACTCCATGAGGGGGGATTATCAAGGTCGGAGTTGTAAATCACCCCGTTCTCGTCCATCACACAAAAATAGCCGTTGATGTAGGCAATTCCGGGCACAGTGTTCCTTCCGCCCGCAGCGGTGATTGTGCCCGTGGCCGGGGTGGCGGGCGAGCCGCCGATATTAAACGTAAAGGAAGCGCCTACTTGAGTGGTGGTGTTCACCGTTGACGTGATGTTTCCTGTTGCTGGCGTAATAGGCGATTCCACTCCCTGAGAAGGCACTATGCACGTAAACCCATTTGTTGAGGCATTGACGCTTAGAACCGTTACTAACGCATTTTGCAAAGATGTTGGCGTCGAATAGTTTGATATTGTCAGTTGCTTGCCTGCGGCAAATCTTTGCGTAATTGCACCACTGTATATGCCGCTAAATGTATTGGTGCCAGATACCCAAGAAGAAGCGCTCGCACCTAGAGCCGCCCTTACCACAGAGCATGTGGCGGTAATTACGCTAGTAATGCCTGATGTTATGAAAGTAAATTGTCCTGCTGCGGCAGAAACAGTCGCAACTGTTCTCGAACCTGTGACATTCACATCTCCACCTGAAAGTGTTACGACTTCACCAACAACAAAAATATCTTGAATCGCCCCCGCAATCGTTGCGGTAAATGTGTTTAACGCTCCCGGTGTGTTTTGCACAGAGCAAACAACGGGCGCTAAAGCAAAAAACCCTGTCCCTGAAATTGCTTGGGAGTTTGTAACTACAACCGTAAATGAAAACTGCGTAGGGGAAATATACGCTGCAACGAAAGTCCCGTTGTACTCTGGTTGCAAAGCACCAGTAATCGTTACCGACTGACCATTTGTCACGCCGTGTGGTTCTGTCAAGGTGGTAAAGGTCGCCGTCGTTCCCGAGCGGACAATAGTGCCTGAAACTGTTTTCCCCGAAACAGTAGACGACGGCGTTACGCTCGTAATGACTTGTGGGCCGTTGTAAGCTGAAGGCGTCGCACCCGCGATAACAACTGTAGAACCCACCTGAAAATTGGTGTCAGTCGGCGTTGTCGCTGTCGCCACACTTCCTGAGCGCGTAAGACTCGTGAGCGTAACGGTGTATGTCCCCGGATAGTCAACATCCGTAATTTGCGTCACTGCCCCACCCGGAACTGACGTCCATGCTTGGGAAGCGTTTTTCATCATCAATAACGGCGTTCCCGCATCTGCGCCATTATCCTGAAACTGAAACGGCAACCCAGCACTTGATGGCGTAAGGTTCGTGCCGTTGTAAATGTCCGCGATGATGCTTCTAAGCGTGCCGCGCCAATGCGTAAGAGCTTGCGCCGTGCCCACCTGAATTAGAGCGCCCTGAGTCAGCCCCGGACGTTTTCTTACCGCGAGGGAATCACCTTTTGCTTCGATAAGGGCGTTCACGACCTTGGCATCCTTGTTTAGGAGGCCATCGCGTGACGCCATATCGACTGCGATAGGGATTCTCATATCAACGGAGCGTAAAAGTACGTGCCCCAATCGGGCTGGTCTGACCATTCAGAGCCAAATGAAAGAACATCAGCTTCCGAATTAACAACCTTAATTTTCCCCATCGTCTCGGCTTTGATTTTTTTGATGTTATCGGTGTTTTGAGACGCAGGGATATTCCAGTTGGTCACCATTTCATCGGCAAGCGCGTACCGTAAAAGGCGGCCATAACCGGGCGGCAAATTGATCGTTGTTGCCAAACTTGGGACGGATGTTAAAAGAGCGCTCAAATTGAGCGTGGCCGTCATCGCTTGACCGGGCACAGGCCAAAACGTAATTGACGCATTTGGATACGACGCGTTGTATTTGGCTATTTGCGGCCACGCGCTCGTAAGGGTTTTGTAGTTCACCGAGTTGTATTCAACGTCGGAAACCAATTCAAATGGGTAATCAATGACCCCGATAGACGTGAATCCATCGTGAATGTTAATAGGACGCAAAGTGTCCCACGTCTGTCCAGTTCCGATTGAGTACGTCCCAACACCGGCTGTCATGTTGAAGGTTTGATTTACGTTCGCGTAAATCATCAATTCTTGAAGGTTAAACCATTCAAGAAGGTCATTCAGTAAATAAAGGGCGTCCGCCGACTCTTGCGCCGTCAATGACTCTCCAGACTCAATAAATTGAGCGGTTTGCGCGGCGGCGTTAAGTAGCACTTGCGCAATTACTGCGGCCATTCCTCAACCCCTAAGATGTCAAACTCGGTCAAAATTCGGTACTTTTGACCGCCTTTCTCAAATTCATTACTGCACGAATCTGAGAATTGAACGACGTCGCCAATCTCGAAATCCATTCGGCACTTTGGGCCTTTAGCAATTACCTTGCCTCTAGTGCACGCCTCTACTTCACCTTCTCGGTTTCGGTCAAACGTGGTGGTCTGCCCCGGCGTCCAGAGGGCTTCGCTAGCTCCAATTTGGGGGAGGGGGGTGACGGCAACTCGACGGTCTGTGACTCTAAGCATGGTGTGTCGTTCCACCCGACAAGGGCAGACTCCTCTTCAATTGAATTGACAATGATGGGCGCTTGCGTTTGATGATATTTCCATTTAGGAAACGCTTGATAAGAATACGAGGAGGCCGAAGCCTCCCCGTAACCAATCGGATTTATCCCGCAATTCGACATGCAAGCTCCTGATAGATTGTGCGGACACCATAAAGCACGTCAACACGACATGGGACGTCATCAGTGCCAATACGATACTGACGCGCAACACGAAGCGAAATGCCTTTGTAGTTGTCACGCGAACCCCATGCGCCGTATTTCGACACATCTTCCAAATCCACTGTGGCCAACGTAAATGCGTCACGATGGAAAGCAAGATTTTGAGGAGTTAGCGTATTGGCTGCACCAAGAACGGTAATAGCTGCGTTATCAGCAGGGCGAGCAGTGACATTTTGAAACTGGCCGCCCGCAATAATTGCCGGAGAAATAACAACCGTTGCATTGCCAGAGCCATCAGACGAAGTATTTGACGTCACAACAAATTGACGCAATGCTCCAGTAGATTGACGATTTTGTGGATTTACTGCGAACACGCCCGCAATAGTGAACACATCGCCGCGATTTAAGCGGAGCGCAGCGGAAGCTGTCCAGCCATCGGTAACTAACGACGTTGTGGCAGCATAACCAGTCAAAATGCCTTGGTTAGCACCATTGACCAAAGGCGTGCCACCAAGCGGGCCAACTGTGTGTGTGTTGATGTTTTGATCCATCGAAAACTTAAAGCCCAGCGCCGTGCCCATGTTGCCAGACTCGTACTGGTCGGCAATTTTGTCGGACGATTGGAACAAGCCTTTAAGGTTTTCTACCAGCGCAGCGTTGGACGCTGACGAGGTAATCAACGCGCGGTCGTCGTCCACTGGCGCGGCTTCTTCGTTAAGCCGTTGGCCTGCGGCAAGGGCTACCGCTGACGTGCCAAATACTGTGCCGGGAGTGCCTACACAGTTATTTACGTCTGCATACAAACTCAAAACGTCAAAGTCGATTTGGCTTGCAAGCGCCGCCATTTTTGGCTTCAAAACGCGACGAGAGAAGTCATCCAGTGACAACGTTAGGTCTTGCGACGTGAAATTGGTATCAACGTGACGCTGAGTGTTAATAACCAACGGCACGATGGTTTCGTTGAAATCCTGAATTGCCAACGCCGCGCCAGTGGAAATGGTGTAACGAGCGGGACGGCGGATAGTCAACGTAGCGCCAATTTTTGCGCCAGATTGGGCAAATTGGTCATCGTAGCGACGGTCAACGTTTTTAGCGGCAACGAGATTGTTTTCCAAAATTCGCTGCGCTTCACGCGTGACCATCTGTGGAGTGAGGATGGTATTAGACATGATTACTTACCTTTCTTGAGTTGTTTGTTTCGCCACGCCATCCACTCTTCTGTTGACATTTGATCTGCGCTTTTTGACGCAGAGCCAGAACCAACAGATTTAAGCGGCGGTGGGGCGCTGGTGGTTTTTGGTGGGGACTCAAGACGCGCTTCGATCTTGCCAATTTCTCGGGCTTGCGAAGCTGGGTTAAGGGACGCAATACGCTTTGCCTCGGCCAAGTTTTTACCAAGCCAGTAAGCAATGTCAACGGCCTTTTCGCTGTCGGCAATTGCGTCGGCCATTACTTCTGTCACCGGCACTTCTTCCGATAAAGCTACTTCGGCAAAATCGTCATATTTGGTATGACCTTCATTCAGTCGCTGCGAGGCTTGCCGCTTAAATTCGGCTTGCGAACGCTCGGCTTCTAACCGTTGATAGTTTTCGCGCTCCGCTTTTAGGCGTTGCTCGACCACTGCGTTTGCTTTCCATTCCACCCGCGCCTCATTCCATTCATCCCATGATTGGAAATCGTCGCGTTTTGGTTCCCCTGACTCTTGAGGCTTTGGCGCTTGCCGCTGCATCTGCTCTCGGAGCAATGCGTTTTCGGCTTCGGCGCGCGCAGCGCGCTCAATACGTCGGGATTCTTGTGCGAGCCGTTTCTGGACAATTTTGTCAAGGTCTGCCTGAGAAAATGTCTTTTCTGGCTTGTCCGGCGTTGCTTCCTTTTCAGGCGGAGTGGCCGTCTCCGGTGGCGTCACTTCCGCAGTGACTGGCGTTTCGACTACAGGAGCTTCAATTACATCTGACATGATTTTTCCTTAGAAGGAATCCTAGCTTTCGGCTAGTCGATTGGTGTTGCAAAATCAGGGGGCATCTGGGGCATTTCTTCGGGCGGCATTACCGCTTGCTGCACTTGCGGCTGCGCCATTTCTAGCGCGGCCATAGCGGCTTGTGTAGCCACTTGCTGAAGTAGTCCGGGGTCAATCGCCGGAGCAAGCGCCTTCATGCGCTCGGTTTCGGCTTTGTAGGCGTCAATCTCTATTTTTCTGGCTTCGTTAGCGGCCTTTTCTTCCGCATCTCTTAACGCGGCGTCCCTCTCTGCAATCCCCGCTTCGGCGGCTTGAATTTGTTGTTGAAGTTGGTCGATAGCTTGGTTAGCCTGCGCTTTAATAATCTGGACCTGTGGGTCTGCCTTGTCATCCTGAATCATTTCTTGGATGTTTGAAGGCAGCGCCATTTTTAGACGGTCGGCAATCTCGTCCGCACCACGGAAAGGAAGGTTACGCACCACCACATCCCCAGCAACGGCCATGATGTTTGGATTTGTTTGGGATAGCTGCACCATTGCCTCGGTGGCTTCTTGTTGTTGCGTTTGGTAAGCTGGGCCAGCGGACACCGTAATATCAAACTCGGCCACTTGGGACATATCGTTCACAAACTGGCCTACTGCGCCCATTTTTGGCTTGTTGATTTCCACGCTCTTGACCGATTCGTCCTCTCCCATGATTCGCACAATGCGTGTGGCATCGTAATAATGGGGAATCATGGCGAGAATGCAGCGCCCACAATGCTTTTGCGTGCGGGTAAGGTTGTCTCGATAATGGAAATTGGTGATGTCGCCTTGACGCTCGCGCGCGAGAATCGCCTTCCCTGACGTTTCGTTGCTTGCGGCACCCATTGAGGCGTCAAATACACCCGTCGTGGCCTTGATGTCATCTCGCGTATGACCTGCCATTGTGAGGAACCCGGCAGGAACGTCTACCATTGGCTGACGTTGGGGTGGTGGGGCGAGTTGGCCTTCTACGGTTGTAGGCTTGTATTCAAGATAGGCAAAGTTTCTTTGGTTTGCCTGACGCCATTTCTTCTCATGACCTTCGGCTTGGCCTTCCGCCATAATCCACGGCGATTTAGTCCGAGACGCCACTTCCTCGGTCGCGGCGCTCATCAGCACGTTATACATGCGTGCAGGGTCTTTAGCGGCGCGAATCATGCCTTGACGGTAGACCTTACCGTTAATGTCAATTTCCGTTCCCCATACAGGGAATACGGGAATCCACGGACATTTAATTTCGGTCGTTTCCAATACCTCAAAGCCGTTTAGCTTGTAAAGCATCGTCTTACGCTTACAAGACTTCCGGCTTTTAAGGATGGACTTTGCAGACGCAAACTCTCCTAAATCCTCTTCCCATGCGGCGGAACCATCAGGGAGTTGGTAAAGGGTAGCTTCAGTTTCCTCAATGCGATAGAACTGCGCGACACGAATAGTCTCATCAGTTACCCATCCGTCTTGGCCGTTACCAGTTGCTGATACCCAATCAGCGGAGCTTAGTTCGCTCTTGGGGTACTCTTTCTTATAGTCCTCTTTTGCGACATCAATCGCGATGAGACATTTACGCTGGTCGCTGCCGTCTGGCTCTGTGGAAAGAGGGTCAAAATAGACTGTGAACGGGTTACGGATTGACTTGTATCGAATGACCTGATCAAACGACTTAGGAGACTCATAGTCGGTCTCCAGAATCCAATAACCGAAACCAATCTCCGTAGCATTACCGAGAGACCGGTCATACGCCACATCCGCATTCGACTCATACTCGATATGCTTAATCAGCCCTTGCGCGACTTCGTTTAACTCTTTATCGCCTTCCTCAACGGGATGCGTCTTGATGTTGGTTTTGTTCTGGCGTTGGTCGTTGACAATTTGTTGAATGAATGTCGGCAGGACGTTAAACGTCAGACATGGGCGCTGCTCAATCTCACGTAAACGACGTGCATTGGGGTCCCATTGTCCAGCACCGCCTTTAATGAATTGCTTATCATCGAGGGCTTCCGCACGATTCTCTGACTCGTAAGCCGACACCGCCTCATAGAAGGCTTTTGCGTCGGCAATAACGTCTTTGGTATTTACGCCCGCATCAGACATGGGTGTGTGTCACTTTTTGGTTGAAAAACCGTGAACCCTAAACGCTCATACCATCTGACAAGCTCATCATCGGTCATACCGTCGTCAAACGCTCTAGGCTCTAGGACAAGCATGCGCCCCTTACGCTTAGCCTCTGACATAACCATATCCATCAGTCCAGAAGCGTGACCAGCACGTTTAATGGTTGACTTCACGTCTTTCACGAACGTCACACGATCGCGGATATCGCTAGGAACGCCGTCCCATGCTTCGTCGATGTGGCATGTCGCGGTCTCATACTTGCGCTTCATGCCATCCATCCTGCATTCGCGTACCACTCGTCATGCTCATCGTTTGCAGGCTCGGCGGCTTTTGGTTGTTTAACAACGCCGGGGAACAATTCAGTGAGCCCCCAGATAAGCGCATCCGCTCGGTTCGGGCTTTTACTGCCGGTGTATCCGTTTGTGCTAAAGCCGGACATTTCATCTTCAAGCTCTGGGAATCGTCCAACGTGGCGCACTTTGCCCACTTCATAAAGCGCGCTGATAGGCTCGGCTCGGACAACCTTGCCCCGCGTTGCGCTAACCAGCTTGAAATTAACGCGAGGATTGGCCGTTTGCACAGTAAATCGCACCATATCACCGCCGTAATTGCCCTCACCGACTATTACATCGGCTTTATGCCTTTCGTAAGCCGAGACAGCCACACGGCCCCACGTCGCTGGACCTGCTTTCACGGTTAAATCTTCTAGTACGTAAGCATTACCGTCGGTGCCGAGAGCGGTTACACTGATGCCAATCGCATCATTGTCTGCATTGTCAGTGTCGCCAGACCCTGACGGGTCAACGCTTACAATTACACGCACAAAGTCTGGCGTTTTGCCATCATTTACGCGCCATGTATCAATGCACTCATCAGCAAATAACTGATTAGGCGTTGCGTCACCAAACTCACCCGCAAGGAATCGTTTCTGAAGCCTAGGCGACAACGCTTTTAGCGTCTCAATGTAACCATCTGCTAGATTGCTCACGTTGTCGACTGGATTAATCTGAAACGAAACGTAGTTGTCTGGGTTATTTAATGGCAAACCCGAATCAGGATCGACTTTTTGGCGAAACAACTTATATGTCCAGTGACTCTTAGGCGGAGGGTTGCAGTCATAGTACATTCGCGGTTTAAGAGGCTTGTCTTCCGCCCCCTCTATTACTTGCGTTGCTTGCTGCGCAAGACGAGTCACCGCAATGCCGCGCGAGTTAAACGGTATCTGCGAGCACTCATTAAGATAAATTGTCGCGTACTCTTGCCCTAAAATCTTCTCGGTTCGCTCTTTGTCGTCCAGACC